TATCAGAATCACCAACACCGCCAGGAAAACATACGCAATCCACTGCATCAAAATAATCGTCCTCAACTTCATGCTTTGTAAATACCTTATAGTTATAGTTTCGCCCTAGTGCCTTGATTACACCATTCACTGACTGTACAGAACAACGTGGATGTTGAACAAATAATGCTACAGTAGAGTTCACTTCGTTTCTTTTTTCTCAGGCTCTTTCCTTTGTGGTTGAACTGGAGTTTTTTCCTTATAGTTAGGTCTTTTTGGATTTGGTTTTGGTTTTTTTGGATTTAATTCAAAAGACATATTAGCCCTCACACGCTAAACAGACCTCCTCAGTAGCCAATTGCTTCAAATCAATTTCTTGTATAATCTCACGTTCAATCTTTTTGGATACTTTGTCAGCCTTTGCTAGTTTTTCCGAACGACAATAATATAACGTTTTCAATCCTTGCTTCCATGCTTGAAAGTGCACTGCATGTAAGTATTTAACATTCACATCAGGTCTAAAAAAGAGGTTAAGGGATTGCGCCTGGTCAATGTAATGTTGTCTGTCAGCGGCGTGGTCCACAACCCATCGTTGGTCAATTTCCATACTAGTTTTGTAGACATCTTTGGTCCATTCATCCAAGAAATCCAGGTGTTGGACGGAACCGTCGTTTGCAATGATACTTGACCAGATTTCTTGATAGTCCAGTTTAGAGTCTGCATTACATTTCTCCTGAATAATTTTATCTAAAAACTTATTCTTGTTTAGAAAAGCTCCTGACAGTGTATCTTGTCTGTAAGCATTAGCACGATAAGGTTCAACGCTAGGAGAAGTATTGCCCATGATGATTGAAGAAGATGCATTGGGGGCAATAGCCATAACATGAGAGAAACGCTTGCCAGTACCAACTGCGTCAGGAGCCTCTCCTCTCTCATTGCCCAACTCCAAATTTGCTGCATCTAACTTCTCCTTGATATGTTTGAATACTTTATTGTTTAGTGACTTTGCAAGCGCCGACTCAAAGGCAATATTATTCTTCTGTAAAAGAGCATGGTAACCAAGAGCGCCCAGACCAATACTGCGCTCTTGTTGAGCAGAGTACCTGGCTCTGTGAATAGCATCAGGAGCATTGTCAATAAAATACTGAAGTACGTTATCCAGCATCTCCGATATGTCCCTAAGAAAAAGTTCATTATCTTTCCAATCATCATAATACTCCAAGTTTACAGATGAAAGGCAACACACTGCTGTGCGTGTCTTATCTGTAGGTAAAATAATTTCACTGCATAAGTTTGATTGACGAATGCTCAGACCTTTTTCTTTCTGAAACTCTGGCATCAAACGGTTACTTGTATCAATGAAATGAATGTATGGCTCACCAGTTAGCATACGTGTTTCAAGAATGCGCTGCCACAATTCACGTGCAGATACTTTATCTTTGACTTCACCTGAGTGTGGGTCTTTGAGTTCCCATGAATCATCAAAATGTGGATCAAGCATTGCTTGCTCAATGATGTGCATGAAATCGTCTGTGATATTGATGCCATGGTGAAGATTCAACGTTCGCATGTTGGGATCACCAGTTGGTTTTCTCATCTCAAGAAAAGTGATAATATCAGGATGACTGATATCCAAATAGGCAGCGTAAGAACCACGGCGTGTACGACCTTGTCTGTACGCCAAGGATGAAGCATCATAGGTACGAAGATGAGGCATAATACCAACAGATTTATCATCAGCAGAACGAATACCAAGTCCAATTCCAACTCCTCCACCTAACATTGACAACCAATTTACTTCCGATAAAGTATTGACCAGACCTTCTGCACTATCATCCAAATAGGGAAGAAAACAACTAATAGGCAAGCCACGCTTACTACGACCAAAAGATAAAATAGGAGTAGAATAAGAAAGCCAATGCTTGCTGCTATAATCATACAACCTCTGAGCATGATCAGGATTGGATGCAAAAGCAGCGGATACAAATGCAAATCTTTGTTGAGGACTTGTTTCATCCTCACGCATATATGATTCTTTGAGTCTTTTGATTCCGAGTTCATCAAACAATTTATCTTTCTCTAGGTCTATTGTAATGCTGCTAATGTCTACCATTTCTTCTCCAATTATTATTGTTCTAGTGCTTTTATCACATTCGGGAAATGTTTGCCAATAATATCCCAACATGCTTTTGCTACTTCCATATGTTCTTTCTGTGTGCCATTTGCCATACGCAATTGACAGTAATGAATCCATGAACGAAGTGTGCCATTCATATACATGCGTGACATTGTAATACCTTCAGGTAATACTGCACGTGCTTGTTCTTTTGCAATACCATTTTCAATAGCCCAGTTGTAGGCATTCAGTGCATGTGACACTGCATCCATCTGTTTGATTTTCCATTCATGATCTAATTCTTTATCATCTATCTCAATAGAGTTTTGACGATTCTTCTTGTCTTGAAGTCTTGCTTCACGGAGATCAAAACTCAATTCTTTAGTTGGATCAGCATAACGCTGACTAAACTCTTGAAAAGAAAAACTACGATGGCGCAAGATTTGTCTTGCGATATCTCTTTGTACATTGATTTCCATAACAATGTTGACCATCTCAAAAGGTGACCAGTGCTGGTTCTTGATTAGATACCGAATTAGTTTATCGCTATCTTGTGCTGTGTTTTGATTGCTAGGATTTGATACTCTAGCCATATGTGTAATCAAACTTTCGGGCGTTGATTCTGCATACGCACCAATAGATCCTGTAATTCCAACCAATTCAATCTTCATAATTTCTTCCAAAATGTAAACTTTGCTATTGCTTCCAAACCATAAAATGTATTACTATCTATAATCTCCTGGATTTCACCTGTTGAAAGGCCATTCAGTACCATCTCATTGATATCTTTGCCTTCAATACCATCAGGCCAAATTACGACATCATGATTTGATTTGATTGCATTTTCAATCAACTTACATACTTCTTTGTTGCGTGGTTCATTGTCAAATACAAGCGTAATTTTCTCTGCTTGAATATTTTTCACCGTTAGACCAAGATTTGCATCACCAGAGGCTACACAGTTATCAAGAAACAGGCTGTCAAGTGGACCTTCAACAAGATATACTCGTTTGGTCAAATCAACACGGTCTACACCATAGATAAGTTTGTTATCACTATCATTGGTTCGTAGTGTAACATACCGAAGTTTGTAACTACTATTCTCTAATGCACGACCTGATACTGCAATCAATTCATTTTGATAGTTATAGAACGGAATAACCAATCGTGCATCTTCAATTAGTTCTTTACCGTGATCAGGTATCAATGCATCACAAAATACTTTGTAGTTTGATGTGAACAATAACTTATCATAATGTTCTTTGGGAAGTAGACGATTCTCTACATAGTTTAGACAAAAATGTCCACTTGGTAAATCACTGAGCCATTCCCCATGTTCAAATATGCGGCGCTTTTGGATGTGACCAAATTTGGGTTGGCTGGTGACGATTCTTGGTGCACTTTCAGGCTTCCAGTGATATGTGTTGGATACACTTGTGGTTCCTGATTTGTACTTTTCAAGTACATATTCTCCATGTATTGATGGGTCAACATGTTTGAGGAAATTGGCGACATTTGTTCCTACTCCACAATTGTGGCATTTGAATATTAGATTGTTTTCTTTAGCAAAGATATAACCCCTTGCTTTTAGTTTATTGCTTTTTGAGTCGCCACAAAAAGGACAACTCATATTGAAAAGGTTGGTATTCTTCTGCTTGAAGTTTCTAAGCCTGTGAGAAACCATTCTCACATATTTTGAATCAATGTAAAGTGCCATAATTATAAATAAGGGTGTGGTTCACGGTACGGGAATACCTAACCACTCTAACGCTTATAGGAGCCATCAGCATGATTATATATTCAATCTACAAAATTGTCAATAAAGTAAACGGTAAGGTTTACATCGGTTTTACCAATAATTTCAACAGAAGAAAGTCTTGCCATATTCATTTGAGTGAGTATTCCAAAAATCTTATTCATAAATCTATTAGAAAATATGGTAAAGATTGTTTTGAATGGGAAATTATCTATCAATCAAAAGATAAAGAACACACTCTAAAAAAAATGGAGAACTATTTTATTCAAGAATATAATTCTTTACATCCTTTTGGATATAATCTTTGTCCGGGCGGCGGTGGAGGAATATTATATGAAAAGGTAAGACAAAGAATGCTAAAGAAAAATCCAGGCAAAACTGAAGAATCTATAGAAGCAAAATCATCTATAATTATAGCACATAATATACTTACCAATCAAGAACTTTTAGTCAATAATAGAAAAGATTTTGCTGAACAGCACAATATACCATACACAACAATAGGATGGGCAATACAACATAATAAAACTCTAAAGAATGGATGGAGTTTTAGTTACGTGAAAAAAAGAAATATGGGTGCTTAACCAAATAACTTTATCAGGTATTCCAACTTTACGTTTGAGATGATCCATGCTGCAACCAAAACACCACCGGCAACCATCCACTTCCATCTAGACAATGCTGCCAGTTCTTCATCTTCTTTTTTGTTGTGTTCGGTAATGTGATCACGGAGTGATTTGAACTCATCCATTATTCTGCGTTCGGTCAGTTCAATCTTATCGGAAAGATTTCTGTCTACCGTAGTAATACGTGAATGAAGTTCTTTGATGTCGCCAGCAGTTTCTTGTTTTCTTTTATCCATGTCATTATAGATTTGATTGACCATAGACGAATTATTGTCCGCCAGCTTTTCAATAACACGATCCATCTTCTCACAAAGGTCTACAAGGGTGTAGACCTTCTCCCTGAGAACGCCAACTTCAACTCTTAGTGCCACATCTCCGTCCATTATTTTTTCTCTGGAATCTTTGTGCCCTCTAACTTCTTGTGCACTTTGATTGTTTTACAGACTTCTTTTTCTTTTTTAGTTTTGCTATCTACCTCTTTGACGCAGACTTTCTTTTCTTCAGCAGCAAAAGCAGCATTGGTCAGTGGTGCAAGCAACAGGAACAAAATCATTCCTAAGACGGCTAGTTCTTTTCTCATTTCTTTTCCTTTGATGTAAACTTTTCAGATGCCGTAAAGCCCAAGCCACCAAGGACAATGTACATTATAGCATCAAGTGTTTGTGGATTCAACTTCTTTTCAAAAAATAACTCGGCAATAACTCCAGTAGCAAGCAAAAGGAAAGCTAAAAAGGTAATCAACCTTTTGCTGCTAGGGTTACTTTCACCTTCACCTGATAATGCTTTGATTAGAAAGTTTATCATAGTTCAGGATGATCTGGTTGTTTAGGTGCTTCTTTACCACCAAAACCGGCTTCAACTGATGGTGCAAATGCTGCTACTGCGGCAACCGGTGCAGCAAATGATGTTTCTGCGCTGGTAGTTGAAAATGACGCACTAAAACCACCACTTGGTGGTAACGATGGTGGTGCTGGTGGTGGTGTATAAGGTTTGTTTGCTGCTTCAAGTGCTTTTGCTTTCAAATCTTTGTCATCACCTGCAATCATGATACCTGATAATGTACCAGTCAAGAATGTAGCAATAGGTATAATAAGTTCAAAGAACTTGTTGTCTACTGGACTCATACCATTCATTGGCTGTGTAACAAAAATCAAACTATACAGAACAACGAAAACAATACCGAATAGTGTTAGACCTAACACGATACCAATAAAAAACTTTAGACGAGCATTTAGTTCTTCAGTCGTATATCTTGGACCTGACCATAAATCTTTTATCATTTGCAATCTCCTTTAGCTGGAACTTGTGGTAGTTGTTGTATTTGTGGGAATGAAGGTTGACCCATTTTATTTTTTTCGTAATGTGTCAAATCTTCAGGACAAGTTCCGTTTGCACTACAGTATGGTTTCTTACATTGTTTTGTGTCCCAGTTATCTGGGTCTTGGCAAGGATAACGATAGTTCTCCGAGCAAGCAACAAGCAATGGAAATAATAGTAACGCCAAATATTTCATTAGTGTGCTCCCAATACATGTAGAGCATGTTCGTAATGTTTCTTACGATCTTCAAGCCCAATGGTGCCGCCATTGATGCGTTTGGTCATTGCAAGAATATCACCTTTATCAGCCAGTTCGTTCAGTTTGTTTGTCTCCCAGAACCAACATGCGGATTGTGCTGCACCTTCAAATGTTTGTGTATATTCTGCTGCTTCTTCTGGCGTAATTTCAAGTGATGCAGCAAACCATGTATAGTTTGTTTTGCCTGTCAGTTGAATTAGTCCACGGCCACGATACTTCCAGCCATCACCAGATAATTCATTACCATTGCCCATACGATCAGCATAAATCTTGTTAGCAATTTTCTCTGGCTTCTTTTCATATGCTTTTGCTGTAGTGATATCTTTGAAATATTTTCCAAATATCTTTACTAAACTCTCTGCTTTGTAGTTTAGATTTTCAGTTAGAAATATAAAACCACCTGATTCATGTGCACACTGTGCAATGAATGCAGCAATACGTTGTGGCGTATTGATTTCATAATCTGGTAAAAGTTGGCTTAGTGCTTTGTGCCACTGGTCAATGTAGGGGTTTTTTGGAAGCAGTTGCTTTAGTTGTTCTTTTGTCAGTTCCATGTGTATCCTCAGGTATTATTTTACAGAGTCAAAAATCTCCTTTTGTAACGAATACCATTCTATCCACATGTCAACTTTATCACTACACAAATGATAATATGTGTAGTTATCGGTCACAACCGTTATCACTTCACTCAGTTTGGTTGTGTCTTGCTTGATCTGTGCCAGTGGCGCACAAGGTACTTTGAAAGAATCTGGAATTTCTGGAAACTTTCTAGCCACTGGCACAGTGGTACTACAACCTGCAAGCAACAAAAGAATCAATAGTTTTTTCATGGTTTCTTTGCCGCTTCATTCAATATACTTATGACGCTGGGATCAAGTTCGCATTTCGCATCAATAACTTTTTCCACTTCCTTAATCTTTTGGACAATTCTCTCTCTTGTCTCAACAACTCTCTTTGTTCTCTCTCGGATCTTCGTTTCAATAACGACATTTGTTTGTTGTGATTTCGCTTCTGCATCTTTCACTTTCTCCTCTAGTTCAGCCACACGTTGACGCCACTCTTGCTCTACGCTATAGCCTCCTTTCCAATATATTCCGATACAGAGTAATGCTATGGAAACATACTTGATGATGTTTGCATAGCCGCCAATAAATGGCAGTTTGCTACCTAAAAAACCTACTACGGTACCTACGATACCGCATATAAGAAGTGTATTGATTATGAATAATAGAAAAGCATCAGGTAAAAAACTAAGAAGCCACATTAGATTTTCTCTTGATGAATGATATGAATGTTGCTGTCTTGCGTTTCTTTACGCCTGGCTCACCTTGTGGACCTACACCAATACCAGCCACAGCACCACCACCCACAGCATTAGTAGGAGCACCACCTATGGCTCCCGCATCTTCTTGCATGGGTTTGCAAACTTTGTCAGTGTTGCACCAGTAGTAACCTTTACCACATTCTTTTTTGAGTTCGTTGGACATGATCGTATTTATGCTGTTTCAAACTTGAATGATGTTACCGGCATATATCCACTGATTTCTGTGAATGTTGCTGCACCACCTAATTGTGTTGGAATACCTGTAGTTGGTCCTGATGGCCATGCACCATGCCAAAACTTATTGAATACTGTCACGATGTTAGAACCACCAATTGTTGCAGTTCTATTTGCTGCTAATGTTTTGAAACAACGATAAAATGGACCACCAACAATACCTAACAAGAAATAACGATCTGCTGGAATGTTTAGTGTAGAAGTAAATGCAATTTGCCTCAACACACCAGAAGTGTATGCACCACCACCAGATCCATATTGTGCTTCACCAGAAAAACTTCCTATTGTATTTGCTACTGATGAAATTGCTGCACGACATGAAATTGTATTTGTACCATTCAATCTTGGATTGATGCCATATCTTGTACCAGATGATGCTACAAGTTTCAATGCCACATGAGCATAGAACATCTGCCAGACAAGATTATTTGTATCATAAGATGTTGAAAGATCAGTTGTTGTTACACCACTTTGACTTGTCCAACTGTCAAAATATGTGTTTGATGACCATTCTACTTGTGTGCCGACATCAACAGGGCTATTACCACCACCTCCGCCACCTCCACCTATCTGTGAGTCAACATAGATGCCACCGCCGATTGTGATGCCTGGTCCGATTATCATGTGAGATTTCTTAGTTCGGTTGCGATATTCAAATCAACAGGAATATCTGAGGAAATAATATCAACACCGTTGATACCACGAACTCTATCTGGCATTATGTTTAGAAATACCAGATAGGTTTTGAGAACAGTGTAATCTTCTTTGTTCATGCTGAAGAACAATAATCTTGTGATTACTTCAGCACCAAATAGATTATAGAGAACAACGATATGATTTAGTATCAAGCGTTCACGCATTTCACCATGTTTCCTGTAACGCCTGAATAGTCGTTTGAGATAGTTCAACTTTTTCATATCTTCAGTGAACTCACTCATGATACAGTTAGGCTTATCGTAGGCCTTGGCTGCATACAACATGATATTATCTTCAGTTAGATTCTCAAACGACATTATGTATGTGGCTGACCGAAGCCAGCCACTTTCTCAATTAGGCGTCAGGTGCAATCGCATCGTCGGAAGCATCACCTTCCATTGAACCCATTGCTACAAGAGTTTCAAATGTTGTACGACCGTTACGGCCACCCATAGTAATAGTAAATACTGTATTACCAAATGTGTTTGTCGTTGGTGTACCTGTATACAAGCCAGGTTCTGTGATAGAAATCGTTGAGATTCTACCTGTAGCAGCAGTGGTAACAACAACTTGTGCTGAAGTATTGTTTGTACCACCACCAGAAAGCACCAATGTATATGATGCTGCTGATGCTGCCGGACCTACAGCATCAGTATTTGCTGTAACTGATGAGATTGGACCAGAACCTTTTGTACGTGCTACCCAACCAGCATGTGTTGGATGACCGTCAGTTACAAGTGCTTGTTCTGTTGTATCAATACCAAATACACCAAATTCAACACCTGTACGTGTTGCACTGATATATGTGTTGCCAAATACTGACGATGGCTGTGAGTTTGCTAGGCTTTCACCAGTTGTTGATGTATCGTAGCCTGTCAGACCTGAAAAGTTCGGTGCGTTGTTTGACGCATCTAAGTTTCCCCAAAGTGACATGAGTTTTCTCCTAAAAATCTAATTTATTGGTTATTTATGTTTTCTGTATATCGCTAGACAATTCGGGGTCTTTCTGGAACTTGTCTGTTGCTTCTTCTTTTTCTTCTTTTTTGCTCTTTGCGGCCATCTTCACGATCTGTGCCTTGCGTGACAATGTACGTGCTGCCATGCTTGGTTCATCTGCTTCTTCGTTGACAGTTTTCCAACCACCACCTTTGGACTTGTACCATTTTGCTGCCCATCCATTTGCATATGCTGATGGATATACATCAAACTTGGAACGTGCAAGTGATTTTGCTTTTGACCAGAGTGAAGGATTTGTCGGTGCATTCTTTTCTTCAAGGTATTCAACTTCTTCCTTGACATGACCGTACTTCTTCTTGTACCAGTCAGGTGTGCCACTCTTCTTACGGAAGTAACGAACAGTAGCAGCATCATTTGCTTGATCACGATATTTGTTCTCTGCTGTTGTATTGTGACCTTTCATGGCTTCTGCTGCTTTGTGAGCGTCTTTACCAATGTATTCCAATTCAGCATCAGTTTTCTTGTGATACTCATGACCTTCTAATGGGTGACGCTGTGATGGGCGACCTTCAGTGAGTTCAACTTCTTCTTTAGTCATTGGCGCATTTTGCCCTCTACGCTTGATTTCTGCATGTACACGTTTTAGTCGTGCGCCTGAACCAAATGCTGCAACTCCACCGCCAGATACTTTCTTTACATATGCGTGTAACCGTTCAGTTGGATACTGACTCAAATCTTCTTTGCTCTTTGCTTCATCAATTTGAACGCTTTCAGTCAGTTCACCACGCAGATAGTTTGCTGCGGTAGAAATATAATCTTCAGCAAGTGTAATCTTTGATTGTACCCATTCTGGTAGATTGGTATTATCATCCATCAAGTCAATCAAATCTTCTGCATTGAAGATAAGTGAACGAAGTTGTGATGTTGCCATATCACCTTCATAATCGTATTCACGTGCATCTTTTGCTTCTTTTATCGGTGATACGATTGTCGGTGCTTTAAATGTTTTCTTTGGTGGTCCAGACACGAATCGTCCTTTCTTTTCTAACTGTTCATCAATCTCAGTTTCTTCCGACACTTTTGATGCTTTCAGTATACCTTTGATGAGAGGTGCTTTCAGTTGTTTATGTCTTGGTACGGCAATAATACGCTTTGCTTGTGGGTGACTGTATATATCATGTCCACCACCAGTTCTTGCTATTGCCCAACCAGCTTTTTTCAAGTGTGAATGTACATCACGTGTTTTCATACTTGATTCTGGCATTTCATCAAGTTGTTCTGTTTCTTCAGCAAACTTAATTGCTGCTTTACCTATACCAACAGCACGGCTTTTTGCTGCTGCTGCATGTCTCTCAGCAGTTCTCATAGAACTTTTTTGACCATACTTACCTTGTAGTTTAGGTTGTTCTGAACGACGAGTTGAGATATCTTGCTGGCGTTTTCTTTCAGCCATATCTTTTGTGGCTTTACCAATATATGACTTGAGAGTGTCTTTACTCAATTCATCAAGTTGTTCTGCTTCTTCATTTCTCAAAGCATCAATCTCTTTTTGCTTTTGAGCAGCCATTTTCTTATACTCTTCAGGGTCAGGTGCACCACGCTTCTTTCGAAGTTCTTGATGTTTGCGATACAACTTCTCAGCCGCCGTTTCGGGCGGCATTTTGAAGTTGACTTTGATTGCTTTAGGTTTCATTACGACTTCTTCTTAGCCATAGATGTCGCAGTTGCATACATTACTGACTTTGCTCTTTCGCCATAACGCTCTTTGAAACCAGAAAGACCTTTCTTCATGCCTTTGACATAATCTTCTTTCTTTTTGGCTTCATCTTTTGATAGTTCACGCTCTTCAAGTTCAACGCTCTCTGGCATTTCTTTTACACCAGTTGTCTTACCTGCTGCAACTTTTGGTTGTTTCTTCTTACCTTCAAAACTTGCTTGTTGATCTTTCAGTTCTTTGTTGAACTCTTCTTCTGTTGCTTCTTCTTCAATCGTCGTTTCAACGAAGCCATTTACTTTGTCGGCATCAATGACTTCAATTGTTGTACCGTCAACATCCATTTCTTCTGTTTCAATTGGTGCAAGAACTTTGATACCGTGTTCACTATACAGTTCAAGCATTTCTGTGAATGATGCGGATTCGTTTACACGTGTTGAACGCTTATAGTTCTGACGAGCACCATAACCTTTTTTCTTTGGTGCTTCATCTTCATCGTCATCTTTGTAATCACGCTTGTGAACCAGACCTGTTGCAGTCTTTGTGACTGAACCGTGTTCCGTTTTGCCTGCTGACATACGCTTCTTTGCATCTGCTACAGTTGGAAATGCTTCGTTCAGTTGTTCTTGTTCAGTTGCTTCAACTTCTTCATTCTTTTTGCCATAGTAATCATCTTTATACATGCGTGATGTTGCCTTACGCAGACCTTTTGTGCGATCTTTTGATTTGTCAGCAATTGCTTTAGTCACATATGAACCAAGTGCTTTTCTGCCCGCTGGTGTATCACCAACTTCATCTAATTGCTCAACTTCTTCTTTCTTCATCTCTGGTTTTTTACCAGCACGAAGTAATTTGAAGTCATGAGCATCAACTTTGCCATTTTTGTTGGCATCAATTTTATGCTGATTACCCTTCAGTTGTTCTTGTTGTAGAACCTTTGCTGCTGCTTCTGCTACACTTTTCAGTGCTTTGTCATTAAAAATTGACATGTTGTTCTCCTGATTTAGTTTTTGTTATCTTGTGATTTCTTCCCAATCCATCGATGCGTAGATATCAGAACCATTAATTGATGCTGCCACGCATAATGTGAGTTCGAAGGGTGTATTGGTCAATCCATCTCTTTCTAATTGAAATTTGAATAGTGCTTCTCTA